GTTCCCACTACGCTGATTCCGACTGGCTCACTTATCACCCTTGCTGGAGCGATTGGCGCGACTGGCGCTCCCGGTGTATCCGGCGGCGCTCCGGTTGGCGCTTCCTACATTTGCCGCACTGCGGATGGAACGCTGACAAACGAGACTGCTCTCGATTCATTGGCCGCTGGATACGTTAAGACTCAAGGATCGAGCGGCTTTGGCGCGGTTTCGACGGTTGCCACGATTCCTATTGCCGATGTCACCGGCACGGTTCCGATTGCTCAAGGTGGCACAAACCTGACGACCGCCCCCGCGAACAAGATTCTGGTCGGCGACGGAGCGGCTTATCTTCAGAAGGAGATTGTCGGAACGTCTCCGATTGTTGTTACGAACAGCGCCGGAAACATCACACTGTCGGCTCCGTCGATTGCTTCGTTCAATTACGTCACGTTTACACGGAGGTTGACCGGAACTAACCTGATTGCGACTGGAACAACCAAAAATCCGTTTAGCCTTACAGATTTTCCTTCTGGATCTTGGGCAAACTTAGATCCGTCTTCTGGCTTTGTTGCCGCGACTGGTCGATTTGTGGTTCCTAATACTGGGTATTACAAAATCGAAGGTGTGTTCAATCTTCTTGGTAGTGGCGGCGTTGCTCGGGTTGTTGTTTTCTTGCGGAAAAATGGGTCAAATATTTTTCAAACGCTTAATTTCAACGCCACTAACGCATCCCCACAATCGTTGCCTGTTGTGTCGTTTTCTTACGTCGATCAGGCGTCTGTAGTTGGCGATTACTACGACATCTTGATTCAGACAACTTCACACGATTTAAGCGTCGAAACCGGCTCCTCATTCTCTGTCCAGCGTATTCAGGCTTAAACCATGAGCGAACGCGCACCACGAAGGTACACGGACGGATCTGTCACCTTTGAGGGTGGCATTGACGCTGGCGTGATGCCGTCTGAGGTGGACAAGAATCAGGTGGCGTTCGCGGTCAACGCCAACTTCCGACAGGGGTTTGTCTCATGCCGCCCCGGTTTCGTTCAAAAAGATTACGACCTGTGCGTCACCATCACGGCTGACAACGATCAGATTACCGCTGACCAGACAAACGTTACGGCGGATGGCTGGTCGGAGGACTGCTACGGACCTCAGTCGCTAACCGGCACGTTCCAATGTGCGCTGCCCTACATTGCTGACGATGGGCGCACGTTCATACTGATGCTGATCAGTGGTAAAGTGTGGCTTTACAACTGCCTTCAGAACAATGCTCAGAGCCTCACAACTTCTGCTGACCTAGAGAATCCTTCCAACCTGCTAGATGGCTGGATGGTTCAGGCTGAGAACTTCGTTGTCATTCAGGATGGATTTAGCAGGCCACTAATCTTCAACGGGACAAGTCTACGTCGAGCGAGCGACGATGAGATTAAGACCGGCAAGGTTATGGCCTACGTCAATGGCCGTATCTGGTACGCTCTTCCAGATGGGTTTTCATTCCGCGCTACCGACATTGTTTATGGGGATGGAACGCGAGCGAGTGTTCTCAAGGAAACCGAGAACACCTTCCTCAATGAAGGCGGAGACTTTGCGGTTCCGTCGGATTCAGGGGGTATCACAGCAATGGCTGTCCCAGGCGATCCAGACACCTCGCTCGGCCAAGGTCCGCTTCTAGTCTTCACGCCTCGATACGTCTTCTCGGTTCAAGCGCCTGTTGATCGTGATGTTTGGAAGAACCTGAACTATCCGATTCAAGCCATCAGCTTGCTTACGAGCGGTGCGCTTGGCTCTCGGTCGGCCATCACCATCAATGGCGATGTCTTCTACCGCGCTGTCGATGGCGTCCGCTCGTTCATCATTGCTCGACGCTCGTTCACCGACTGGGGCAACACCCCGATCAGCAGCGAGATGCTGAATGTCATTGAGAACGATCAAACGAATCTCTTGTGGGCCAGTTCTGCGGTCGTGTTCGACAATCGCCTCCTGATGACTTGCCAGCCTCGGTACAATGCCGAGGGTGTCATTCACAAGGCGTTGGCTGTCTTGGACTTCGACCTGATTACGTCGATGCGGAAAAAGTTTCCGCCTGCGTGGTCGGGAATCTGGACCGGACTTGATGTGCTTCAGATCGTCAAGACTGAGAACGCTTACGGCGATCAGTGTTTCTGCATCGCTCGCGGATCGGATGACTCGATTCAAATCTGGGAAGTCACCAAGGCGGACAAGTTCGATAACAATATCCCGGATGGCAAGAAGGAGATTGAGTGGCAGGTGCAGACTCGCGCCTACAACTTCGAAGTTCCGTTTGGATTGAAGCGACTGGATTCGGGCGACTTGTTCATCGACTCGCTTGAGGGTGATGTCTCGTTCAATGTCACCTATCGGCCTGATCAGTATCCTGGCTGGATTGAGTGGACTGACTTTTCTGAGTGCGCGACGACGACGCAGTGTTTGGATCTTTGCCCGATTCAAAACTTCAAGCCGCAGTATCGTCCGAAGATGCGTTTCCCGACGCCTTCAGATGCTCCGTGCAACGAGACGATCAGCACTCCGGCTCGGAATCTTTACGAGGTTCAGGTTGCGATGAACATCATTGGATACTGCCGCATCAAGAGTCTTCGAGTTCACGCTTACGATATTCAGGAGCCGAGTGTTGGGGATTGCCGGACGGTGTTCCCTGCATGCACGCCGATCAGTGCGTGCGACATCAACCCGCTGACTTACACGTCGGAATCTGTCAACCCATAGAAACAGAATGCCAAACCTTACGCTCATCACGCTGACGCCCCCGAGTTTGCCGGTCGGGTATTGTCCGACCAACTACCAACAGTTGGCCAACGATGTCATCAGCGGCACTCAGGCGACGTTCAACAGTTCGATTGGAAACTCGTTCTTCAACTTCGGTGCATCTGTTCCGGCGCTAAACAATCAGGTTTACCCGTGGTTGGATGAAGATGGCAATTGGTGGATTTACAAGGATGGCTATTGGTTGCGAAAAAATCCTGTCGCCATCGGATCTTCCGAGCGTCGTGTTTACGTTGGTACAACCACCGATCTTCAAACTTACGACGGCGGAAACACTAACACCCTGAGCAACTGGTCAGGGCCAATGTGGGAGGTTGACACCGAGTTTGAGGCGCGATTCCCGGTTGGCGCTGGCACGTTCGCGGCAAGCGGAGTGGTAGTTGTCCAAGGAAAGGTTACTTCGACCGCGATTGCCGGAGAAGATCAACACCTGCTGACGACGGCTGAAATGCCGACTCATACGCATCAGGTTGCCATAAAGACTTTTGGTCATGGCGGAAGTGATGGTGATAGAGTTGCGGCGGATGGCGGAACATCTTCGCCCACACTCACAAACAACGTGTCTGTTTTCCCAAGCTCTACTTTCGATCCAGATGTTGACGCTATTGCTGCCAACACGGGCGGTAATGTTGCCCACAACAATCTTCCGCCGTTCTATGGTGTTTACTTCATCAAGCGAACCAGCCGAGTCTACTACACCAAATGAAGCTGATCGTCCAAGATATCAGGTCAACGATTGCTCGGGCTATCGGCGTTTGCGTCGATGACGCTCGCGTTTACGAGTACATCAATCAGGCGTGCCGACGGCTGCTTCACAAGGGTCTGTGGGCTGGCGCGTACGGACGCTTCACGATTCACACGGTCGGAGGCTGCATCACTTGGCCGCGTCAGATCGAGACGATTGAAGCCATCGCAGATTGCTGCGGAGTTGGAACGGTTCGCAATCAATGGTTTGAGTTTCAGGAAACCGGATACGGACTTCTCAATGGAAACCAAGTGTGCGTTGGTAAGCAGCTTGTTGACCGTGGCACTGTGGTTTCTTACCGCGACATGTCTGGCGGTACTAACAGTTATCTTCGAGTCTACCCTGGCGACGCTTCGGATGTCGGCAAAACCATCACGCTGCAAGGTGTTGATCAAAACGGTCAATGGATTCGAACGCAATCCGGAGGCGTCTGGATCGACGGTGAAAAGCTAACGCTTGCTTTGCCGTACACTCAATCGACCAAGAAGTTCACCACTCTGACCGGCGTCATCCGCGAAGCCACGAACACGGCAAGCCGTTTGTACGAGTACGATGCGACGACGCTGCTAGAGTTGGATCTGGCAGTTTACGACCCTGATGAAACTTTGCCGCAGTATCGTCGCAGTTACCTCGCTGATCGTTGCAACAACGAGGAGGACAAGCCGGTAACGGTGATGGCGAAGATGCGCCACATCAACGCGACGAGCGTGAATGACTACCTTATTCCTCCGTGTCCCGACGCCATCAAGCTGATGGTCATGGCGATTCGCAAGGAAGAGAACGATTTGATTCAGGAAGCAGTGGCCTACGAAGCCAAAGCTGTTCAAGCTGTGCAGGAGCAGACGATGCAGTATTTGGGTGACGCTGTGGCAACCATCCGAATGGTCGGAGTCGGGTTGAATGGCGGAGGATTTTCGCAATGGTTCTGATAAAGGATAATTTATGGCAATAGGACTTGGAGCTGCAATTCTGGGTGGAGCGGGAATCTCCGCTGCTGGAAGTTTGCTCGGTGGGCTTTTCGGCGGACGCAAGCCGAAGGTGCCTGAGCTGAAGCCGATCAACTTCGAGCAGGAACAGACCAACGCTATCCGGCAAAACATTGCCGCGCTTGAGCCTGCCACCAAACTGGCCGAGAAGACGACATCCGCCGAACAGTCATTGCTTGAAACTCAGCTTCGCCGTGCGATTCCTGGCTATGACCAGTTGATTCAACAGGCTGGAAAGACTATTGGCTCAAGATTGCGTGGCGAGGTTGATCAAGATGTTCAATCGCAGCTTCAACGAGCTGTCGCTGGTCGGGCGGTTGGTGGAGGGTTTAAAGATGCGTCAGGCATTCGAACAAATTTGCTCGCTCGCGACTTTGGTCTGACAGCGATGCAGATTCAGAATCAGGGTCTTGCTCAGGCTCAGAACTTTATCCAGCAGCAGCGCACGTTTGGCATGGCTCAACCGTTCTCAGTGAGCAGCATGTTCATCACACCCGCTCAACGGATCGGCGCGATTCAAGAACAGCAGGCCAGAATGTACGGGCGTGATTTGACTGCCGCTCAGGTGGCTGCTGCTCCGTCGCCGATGCAGCAGGCGGCGCAGACTGCGCTTACCAACTTTGGCGGTGTTGCCGGTGGCGCGCTGTCGCAGTACGGAATGTATCAGGGGTTGATGGCTGGCCAACGTGGGCCGTCACCATCGTACAATCCTCAGAACGATCCTGAGATTTATCCGAATCTTTATGCGCCGACTCCAACGAGGTCGGATATCACACCGCTTTCTACGAGTCTATTCCCGGAGTACGGCTCTTCAAACTACGGACGCTAATCTTATGGCCGACCAATCTCTTCAAGCATTTCAGCTAGGTGCAAACCTGTTCGACCGCGCGCAGACGCAGGCGCGGATGATAGAGCAGTTTCAGATTCAGACGGCTGATCAGATCATGCGCCAACGTCAGGCGGATCTTCAGAACAAGATTCAGTCGAACGCTTATGCTCAGGCGTTGGCGGAGCAGGAGGCTCAAGCTGCGGAGTATGACACGTTCCAAAAGTTCAATGAGGAAGTTGGAACCTATTTTAATGATCCTGAGTTGAAGGCTCCAATGCCTGCACTGCCACGTTTTAGGTCAAAGGTTTTCAATCAGGAGGCAACTAGAGCCTATCAGAGTCTTCAGCAGTATTCTCCGCGAGCTAAAATTATCAAGGCTCGTGAACAGTTTGAACAGCTTAGGGCAAATACCGTAAAAGCCATGACGGATGAGGGTATCGATGTTTTCGACCCTCAGACAGGTCAGGTTAATGAGGAAGTTTATCAGAAAAATCTGCCTCTTATCAGAGAGCAGTTGAAAGAAAAACAGACCATCAAAGAACTCGGCACAGAAATGTCAGAAGAGGTTTTTCTGTTGGAT